AATGAAAGGCGAGGCGTATAACTTCAAAACGAGGAAGGACGCCGGACGATTTATAGGGGTGTCGTTACCGACCTTACGGGCTTGGTTAACGCACCCTTTTTTTTTGTACCGAACATTAATCATAACGGATACCGGAAATGGAAAACTTGAAAAAAGTAAACGTGCGTTACTGGCGAAGGTTCGACAGGATTATATCGAAGCTGAAAGAAAACGTATCGAGAAGGTTCACGTTCAAGGGCTTTTATATCAAGATCGGGACGCTCGAAATAATGGTTCACGACCCAAAGAAACGCCCAAAATGGACGGCAGTAAATAACCAATTAAACGTATTTGAATATGTGGAAACTCGGAAAAGGAAGTCGAAAAGTGTACGATTCGGGCGTGCATCCGGACTGGCAGTCGATCGTCGATTTAGCTTGTAATGTTTGCCCGATCGAGTTCACCTTAACAGACGGGGTGCGGACTGCGAAGAAACAATTCTCGCTATTTAAAATTGGACGTATTCAAGTGCCGGGAAGTGCCGACCCGTACGATCCGGATAACTGGAAGGAAACGGGCGGGGGTGTTGTCACGTACTGCGATGGATTCAAGAAGAAATCGAAACACCAAAAAAAGAACGGCTACGGCATGGCGATTGACCTTTGTGCGTATATCAAAGGGCGACCGGATTTGCGATACGACCGAGTTCATATGGCGGCGATAATCGGATCGTTTCTAACGTGTGCGATGGTATTGCATGGCGAAGGAAGGATCGACCATATTTTGCGAAGTGGCGCAGACTGGGATCGAGATACCGAATGGCTCGAGCCGGGAACATTTATCGACCTGCCGCACCTTGAATTGATAAAGCCGTGAACTGGCGAGAGCGTAGACGAAGAAGGAAGTTGCGCAAGCAGATTGCGAAAACTTTTCAAAATGGCTTTCGGTCGAAAAAATGGTGTTTGGAGCAAGCGGATAAATATATTCAAGAACATTATAATTTCAATTAGATGCAAGGATACGTTCGAAACTGGCTCCGGCATACAGGCTTATCGCCCGAGGAAGTAATCAAATGTTCGAGGTGTCCGAAACAGGATTACGTTATAAACTTTGAACTTCACCACAAAGTTTTTCGTTCACAAGGCGGGAGCGATGAACCGGAAAATCTCGAACCGCTTTGCTACGATTGTCACTATAAAATACACAACGGATAAATGATAAAATTAAATACGATAACCGAAAACCCTGCGAACCCGAGATTCATTGACAAAGGAAAGTTCGAACAGTTGAAAAGTTCGATCCGTGAATTTCCCGAAATGATGAAACTGCGACCGATAGTGATTGACGACAAGCGTGTTGTTTTGGGCGGCAATATGCGGCTTGCGGCTTTGCGTGATATGGACTTTCAAGAAGTACCGGACGACTGGATCGTAAGCGCAGACGAGTTAAGCGAGGCACAAAAAAAAGAGTTTATTATAAAAGATAATGTCGGCTTCGGCGACTGGGACTGGGAAATTTTGGCGAACGAATGGGACGTTCAAGATTTACTCGACTGGGGGCTTGCGGTTCCAAACATGGACGAGGGCGATCCGTACACGAATAAAGTTGAGGCTCCGAATTATGAACCGAGGGACGAGAAGCCGGACGTTGCGGATTTGGTCGACCGAACGAAATATGCGGAACTGATTGAAGAAATCGAAACGGCAAAGATTCCCGAGGACGTAAAGGACTTTCTTGCGACAGCAGCGACCCGTCATTTTGTTTTCAATTATTCGTGGATTGCAGATTTTTACGCACACTCGGAAAAGGAAGTTCAAGAATTGATCGAGCGTTCCGGGCTTGTAATCATTGACTTTAATAAAGCGATAAAGGAAGGATACGTCGAACTATCGGAGAAATTGAACGAACTATTTACGAATGATGAAAAAGGATAAATTCGCCGCATACATTTTGACGCACGGCAGACCGGATGGCGTTGTAACTTATCGCACTTTGCGGAAGGGCGGTTATACTGGTGCGATCTATTTGGTTTGCGATAATGAAGATTCGTTCGTCCCGGAGTACGTACAGAAATACGGCAAGGAAGTAATCGTTTTTTCGAAAGCGGATTATGAAGGGCGGTTCGATATTGCAGATAATTTCGATCATCGGAAAGGTGTTGTTTACGCTCGTAATGCGGTGTTCGATATTGCAAAGGAAGTCGGCACGAAATATTTCATTGTACTCGATGACGATTATACTGCGTTCAATTATAAGTTCGATACGAATAACCAGTTTGGCGAATGGAAAATAAAAAACCTTGACGGGGTGTTCGGTGCTTTGGTTGAATACTTCAAAAAGATTCCGGCACTTTCGATAGCGATGGCGCAGAACGGTGATTTCATCGGAGGCAAGGAATCCGGCATGGCGAAGGGACCGGCAACGAAACGCAAGGTAATGAATACGTTTATTTGCAGTACGGATCGACCATTTCAATTCGTTGGAAGGATTAACGAGGACGTTTGTACGTATGTCAATCTCGGGAGCCGTGGCGAACTTTTCTTGCAGATAAACAACGTTGCGATAATTCAAAAACAGACGCAATCGAATACGGGCGGTTTAACGGAACAATATCTCGATATAGGTACTTATATCAAATCGTTTTATACGGTGATTTTTAACCCGTCGAGCGTTGTTGTGGCGTCTATGGGGGCGCATCATTATCGCCTTCACCACAAAATTAAAAGATTGAATACGTACCCGGAAATAATTGACGAACTTTACAAAAAATAAGTTATGGCTACGAGGTCACAATCTGCACACTTAAAAAAGGTAATGATCGAGGCGCTTGAAAAGTCGCTCGGTGTTGTGACGACTGCGTGTAAATTGACAGGGGTTTCGAGAAGGACGTACTACGACTGGTTAAAGCACGATAAGAAGTTTGCGGAAGCGGTTTCCGAAATGGACGAGATCGCTTTGGATTTTGCCGAAAGCAAATTGCACCAACAAATAAGGGACGGCAATCCGACTTCGACTATTTTCTTTTTGAAAACCAAAGGAAAGCGTCGGGGGTATGTGGAACGAACCGAAGTTGCGAATATTAACGCACCCGTATTTGTAGTGAAACCGGAGCAAAAGGGCGTAATGAAGGTTTTAAAAACGTTGGATGAACGAAACAAAAAATCCGGAACTTGATTTCGAAGTAACTGGAATCTTCGACCATATGGCGAACCATATGGAAACGAGAATAGTTTGCTTGTACGGTGGATCGAGTTCGAGTAAAACAATTTCCGCACTTCAATACTTGACGATCATTGCTGAAATGTCAACGACCCCGCTCGTTATTACGATTATCGGTGAATCGTTACCAGTAATTAAGCGTTCCGTTTATCGGGACTGGCAAAGGATTATAATGCGGGGACGATATGACCGAGAGCGATTCAATAAGAACGATAATACGTACACTTTTTCAAGTGGTGCAATTATGCAATTCATTCCGGCAGACGACGAGGCTCGGTTCTTTGCGATGCGTCACGATTATGTATTGATCGACGAGGCGTACAATGTGAAGAAAGGAATATTCGACCAAGTTGAAATCCGTACTCGGGAGCAAATTATTTTAACATGGAATCCGGTATCGCCATTTTGGGCGACCAAGTTACAGGACGAAAGGGACGACGTTACGATAATTCATGCAACGTACAAGGATAACCCGTTTATCGAGCAAAAAATTATCGACGCTTTGGAAAAAAGGGCGACTACGGATCCAAACTTTTACAGGGTGTTCGTGCTTGGGAAATACGGATCGTTGGAAGGGCTTATTTTCGAGGAAGGGCGCAACTGGTTTAAATGTGAAGAAATGCCGAAGGAATCGAAACGAAGGGTGTTCGTTATCGACTATGGATTTTCAGCCGACCCGACTGCGATACTGGAAATCAAATACGTGAGCGGTGAATTTTGGATCGACGAGATTGAATATAATACGGGGCTTTTCAATCGTGATATATTTGCGATCGTTCACCCGGAGGCGAAAGGAAATATCGAAGTGATTGCAGATTCGGCAGAACCGAAATCGAATGCTGAACTTCGGCAACTTGGTTTAAATGTTATCGGTGCGGTGAAGGGGCCGGATTCCGTAAAATATGGATTGCGAACAATGAAGGAATTTAAACTAAACATTACGAAGCGGTCGATTAACACGATAAAAGAGTTCCGCAATTATTCATACAAGCAAGACAAACACGGTGAATTTATCGACGAGCCTTGCGATAATTGGAATCACTCGATCGACGCAATCCGGTACGGTATCTCGCATATTCGAAGGAATCCGACATACGGAAAATATTCGGTGTCGTAAGGTGTTTTTTTGTGTACGATTATTCTGCGAACTTTGTTAAAATATAAAATCCCGAAATTATGACCGTATTAAGTAATTCAAGTTTTAAAGTTAAGGCGGGAAGCGTAGCAACTTCCGCAGGTATTGAACCGGAAGCCGGGGCGTTGTTATTCGACAGGAATTTAAACTCGCACGTACTGGGAAACGGCACGGCATGGGTTCCCGTAATTGTCGAACCTTATAGCGATACGTACTGGCTCGATATGTTAGGGCCGTTAAGTGGTGTAAATCTCGATTCGGCAGCGACGAGATATTCTTTGAACCGATTTAATGGGGCAATACAATTCGATTCGGATGCACGGTATACGAACGAAGTTGTAATTATGCGAGTTCAAATACAACACTATTGGAAACTGGCAACGAATGGACGACCGCACCTTCATTGGAAACAACAATCGGCGAATATTCCGAACTGGTTGCTCGGGTGGAAACTATCGAACAATGGCGAAGCCGATTTGATTGAAACCGATTACACGAATTTCAACTTTGGCGTTTTGCAGTCGCACGCCTTTACTTATACGTCCGGGGTGTTAAATCAAATTTCATTATTTCCCGACATTGACCTTTCGACTGCGAATATTTCTTCGATGTTAATTCTTGCTTTATGGCGTGATACGACAAACGCGAGTACGTTATTTGCAGGTGCCGACCCTTCTGCATTGGATGAAATGGCGACCGATCTTGACGTTCATATCGAGGTCGATATGCCGGGAAGCCGACAGGAATATGTTAAATAATAAAATTTTACAATTATGGGAACGACGAGAGATTCAAGTTTTAAAGTCAAGGCCGGCGTTATCAATGGCACTCGTGCAAACATAGTACCGGAGGCCGGGGCAATTCTTTTCGACATTTCATCGAGAACATTTATTGCGGGTGACGGTTTTACATGGAACGAAATGGGCGCCGCCGCAGTTGCGAAATCAAAACTGGCTACGACTTTGGAAACCGCCGCCGTTACTGCCGTAGTCGCAGGGGTCGAAAAACAGGCTCCGATATACGATACTATCGTTTACAATCTCGAGGCGGGAATGACACCGGCAACCGGTAATCAAATCACTTTTAACAAAGATATGACGGTCGACTTTTCCGCATTGTTCGGGATTGCGTGTTCGACTCCGCAAGTTACAGTCGATTTAATTACTTACCTCGATGCGACCCCGATTTCAACGCTTTCATATTTGACAGGGCAAGCGGGTGAAGTTTTACAAGTGATTGCACTCGGGTCGATCCCGGTACTCGATACGCAAGTATTGACGTTGAATATTTTGGTAAATAAATCGTGCAATCTTACGACGTTCCCTGCGAACATGGGATTAGCTGAAATATAAAAAAACGAAATGGCAGAACTAACGAAGGACGAACTCGAAAGGGAAATATGCGTTTACGATAAACAGAAATTAATATCGTATTGCTTGAAATTATTCGAAACGAATCAACGGCTCGTAGAAACGAACAGGGCTTTATACGAGGCGGGAGAAATGAATAAAAGATTCGCAAAGGATTATAAAAAAGAGGCCGACCGCCTAAAAGGGCGAACGCTTTGGCAGGTGTTGAACGAGAGAATCGAGATACGTATAAACAGAATCAAATCGAGGCGAGCCGCAAGCGTTGAGGCTTTCCGAATTAAAATAAAAGACTGATGAAATTAAAAATCCCGACGGAACTTTCCGACATTACTTTGGAACAAGTACAAAAAGTTTTATTGATTGACGAGAATCCCGAAATCGACTTATTTCCGAAAGTTGTTCACTCGGTTGCGATAATGACTGGAAGAACACCCCACGAAATCGGTCAAGTGATTTACGCAGATTTGGAACAAATTTATACGAAAATATTTTCGATGATTAACGGACAGTCGACCGCACCCCTTCACCAAAAAGTTAAGTATTTAGGTCGTGAATATGGTTTTATTCCGGACGTACGAGATATGGAAACAGGGGCGTTCGTTGATATTGACGAAATGGCAAAGCCGAATAAGTATGCCGAAAACCTTCATAAATTAATGGCGGTTTTATATAGGCCGATTGAAGCCGAGTTCGGGAATTATTACAGGCTTAAAAGCTACGTTAATGAACACCCGAAAGAACGGGAAGAACGACAAGCGATTTTCCTTAAACATATGACGTTAGACGTAGTACGGGGGGCGACTGGTTTTTTTTTGCTCGTCACGCATCGGTGCTTAAATATTTCCGACGGCTCGTTCCCGGTGCTTCCGAATCTGACGGTGACGGAGGCGATTCGTGGGGCTGGTATCACTTAATTTATGCGGTTGCGGATCATAAATTTATTAACATGGACAAAGTATTGCAAAGCGGAATAAGTGAAACGATAACATTTTTCGGATATGAAGCGGAATTATCAAGGCGTATTAAAAAGAATTAAGGAAATTGCGGAAGCGCATCCGCAAGTAAATTCGGCAGACGATGGTCGGGAACTTGAGTTCGACACCACGAAAAATAATTTATGGCCGAGGGTGTTTGTTCGTACCGAACAATCGGATATTGTCGGGGGCGAGGGGTCGGTCGAATTGACCGTTACGTTCACCTTGTTAGTTATGGATCGAATGAAGTCGGATCGGTCGAATATGGTTGACGTCATGAACGCCACGCACTCGATTTTAACGGATATACTGGCAACGATGAACAAGGAACAATTAATTCGGTTGACGGATAACGGAACGATGACGCCTTTGTACGATTATGCGGATTCACAATCGTCCGGGTGGCAAATCCCGGTAAAGGTTTGGCTCGATGTCGGGTTTCAATGTTACCCGGTTACGTAGTTGTAACGCATTGTAAATCAGCGAGTTCCGAGATCGCAAAAGGTCGGTATGTTTGTATAACTTAATGGTGAACGATTAAAATACGGCTTCTTTGGGGGCTTAAACGGGATTTAAACGAATGGCACGAATTAGCTTCGAACGATTAGATAAGGCTTTGCACGATTTCGCAAAAGGTGTTGTAAAACAGGCACGGGGAAATTTAACGAGGGAAAAAGCGAACGCCTCTCGAACACTTTGGTCGTCGATCCGGTTCAAGATTAAGAATAACGTACTCGATTTTTTTATGGAATATTACGGGGCGTTTCTCGACAAGGGCGTAACCGGTACTGGTAATCTTTGGCTTTCGAAAAAAAAGTCGATGCCGGTTCCTTACAATAAATCCGAGGCCGATCCCGAGTTTGCTTTTAAATCTTCAAAGAAAGCAATCGGTGGCGATTTAAAAAGTTGGTTAAATATTCGAGGTATTGAATTAAAATATGAATTTCCGATTCGGAAAAGTATTCACGCCAAAGGGATTCGACCGAGGCGATTTTTTACGAATGCTTTCGATCAACAATATAATAAGTTCGACGAGGTAATCGGTCGGGCAGTAACGAACGACTTGAATGAACATATCGACAAAATATTAAGAAACTAAATTTATAAGAAATGGCTTTATCGTGGTGGACTTATCCAAACATAACGTATCGACAATCAATGTCGTACCCGTTCCGAATTATCGTGGCGGCTTCAATGTACGGTGCGGCAAATGTAACGCAACACCGAGTTAAGGCGGTCGTGTCTTATGGCACAACGGAAATCGTCACCAAGTATTCGGTCGTTTATGACGAAGTGAATAAACTTGTAAAATTTGATATTGCGGAAGCGGCTCGAAGTGTATTGCCGATCGTTCAAACGCTTTCCGCTTCGCCTTGGGAAATTACAAAGATTACAAACCTTACGGCTTTAAGTGATCCGTCGCAAAAGGAAATTACGATCGACTTTACCGAACAATATTATTTATCGGGGGTGTTCACTTCGTCGGCAACAATAACTCGAGCGTATCAAAGTTTACGAGGGTTCACGGACGGAATAACGATTGTTTCAAATAAACATAAGTACGGAAATTGGTGGCAATTAAACGGACTGTCGAACTTTATGCCGTTTAGTGGTAAAGTTAATCAAGTTTATCCGATGCGTGCGGAGGACGACGCTTGGGTAACGCCTGCCGTCGATGCGTATCTCG